ACTGTTTTCATTTGGCCCATAAGGATACGATTGTTATTATTGATGATACTATATTTACAAATGGTTGGGAACAACCATATACAATTGGACCTTCCAGAGTTTGGACGGAAAAAATAGAAGAAAATAGGATTATTGATTTATGCAGAAGAGAATATTGTTTTGGAAGAGGTATGTCATGGGGTAAATATGTGTTTTAGGTAAATTTATAAATATTTTTATAGATTGCTTACACACACATATTTACTAATGTAAACATAAAAAAGTTATAAGTTACAATACATAGGAAAACAAGAAACAAGAAACAAGAAATTATTTGTTTGATTAGGATTCGTTGTCGGTATCGTTCTCCATTTCTTCCACTCTCCATTTTTTCGCGATTTCTTCCAGTTCATCGTATAGTCGCTTTTCTTCCAATTCGTCACCAGCTATTTTGGCATTTTCTAATTCTCGTTCGATTTCATCTTCCCGTTTCCATCGTTGGTCGAGTGCTTCCAGTTCATCATGTAAACGCTTTTCTTGTAGTTGACGTTCTATTTCATCTTCGCGTTCCATTCTTTCTTCGAAAGCTTCGTCACTTTCGTCTTTATAGGGATAGGCCTCGTATTCTTCCGCTTTCTTTTTCCAGAAGAGTTCATTTTCTTTGTGTTTTCGGCGAGTATATTCTCGCATTCTCTCAATATACTCTTCCGTAGTTTCATCATCGGATTGTTGTGTTTCGTCTGGTTCTTCCAGTGATTTCTCGTACTCTTCTTGCGCCCGTCGGTTTTCTTCTATCGATTTATCTTCTTCTTCTTGGGCTTCTTGCTTACTCGAAGAATAATAACTCGCAATAGATAAACATAATCTCTTCATATATTCTTCGTCAGTCTCGTTTTTGTAAAGGTCTTCGTAATCTTCCTCTTCCTCTTCCATTTCTTGGAGGAGAGGATTTTTAATATATTCCAATTTAAGAGAAGGACTCAAGAAAGAATAGTTCATTTTCGCTCAATACTATTATTATAATCCCAATAGAGAAATTGTATTTGATTGTTTATAGAAAAGCATTTCAATTTTTTACAAATTATCTTGTATATAAGTTGTAAAAACATGAAAAAAGAAAAACATGAAAAAAGAAAAAAAGAAAAACATGAAAAAAGAGGGTTTCCCTCTTTTTCTTTTACTTCGTTATACGTTACAAACAATTATTCAACAATAAACAATACGTAATACGCAAATAAACAATCATCTATACTACTTACTCAACCTAGCATTTGAACGTTTCGTCGTCGATATATTCCTCCGGTAAGAATCCCAGTTTTGCGAATTGGTGGCGTGTCTCACGTGCTCGTAAGGAATCGCGAAAATTCAAAGCGGCTGCGAACATGTGTAGCGACATTTCCGCATTCATCTCCGCAGTGATTTCAGGGATAGCATTGGTAACAGGTGTAACAGGATGAATAGTTTCCTCGTATTGACTAGATAAAATGTCATCTATTGTAAGAGAAGATTCCTCATAGTCAACCATTTCGAGAGGACCCTGTTTCAGGTTTCCTTGTTTCATCCATTCCAAATAATCTTGATAATAGTCCCTTCCACGTGCGGCGTTTTCTTGACGACTCTCTAGAACCGTGTTCCAGTGTTGAGCGAGTTCAGGGTCTTCGGGGCAAGGAACCGACAACTGATAAGTCATTGGAGTGGCTAGAAGTGGAACATCGTAATGGATGTCTAGTCCAAACAATGGATTCACTCTATTGTAGAACTCCATATCTTCTCTTGTAATCGACGGCATGTGCCTTGGTTCCACGGATAAATCAAGCTGAATATCCTTGGTTGCCCCGCATTCAGGACAGGCTGAAATCTCACTTCCATGGTGGGGAACCACGCATCCGCAAGTGCAGACAACGCATCCATCGTATTCAGTAATCGTATTTTTGTTTTTAATCTTGAAATCACATTCTGTAAACTCACCGTTCATGTGAAGGAAATCCATGTTTTCGGACTCGTCCGAGTCTTCTCGATGGTGTGACTGTTTCCACTGTTCTTCCAACTCTTGGTTCTCCCATTGTTCTTCCATAAACTTGTCTCGTTCCATTTCCTCCTGTTGTTCTTCTGTAAGAGGCTGGAAAGTATTCCCACATACACAGTAATCGTCATATGCTGTGAGCTGGACAATCCTGTCGCAACACTCACAGTAGACGTCACCGTTAGCGCGTTGATATAAATAGAAACTCATATTAATAGGTTGTAGCCTAGTAATATGATGGAAAATTATCATAGACAATTAGGATAAAAAGTATTTCAATTTTTTACACTCATAAAACAGAAAACTCATAAGATATGTATTTTTTTGAGAGTATCCGACTCAACAAACATTGAAATCAAGCGATAAATACGCACAAATGATTTTGGAGCGTTGAAAATAAAACATTGATTCAACTTTTGCGGATATCGTTCTTTCAGTTGCTTGGTAATGAAAAGAATGAATTTATGATGTATATGAATGTCACTGAATGTAATTCCATTTATATTTACTTGAAGGTTAAACATAGGGTATTTTGACAAAATGGCATCATAGGAAGATGTAACCGTTTGGTGAATAATGGAATACGTATTTTTATTGGCAAACGATTTGAAATAAAGATAATCCAAAAAAACAGTATCTTCCTTGACAATACAAAAATGTTTCATAACAACTGTGATGTCATTATTTGTAATAAGACATCTTTTATCTTCTGCTATTGTGTTCGATTCTTCGGTTTCTTCTGAGATATCCAATGGAAAGTTGTCATCGATATCATTTTCATCGAATACATTTTTTTTCTGAGACATAAAGTGTAGTATTATATTATAAAATTGAATTCTTACGAATTCATAGAACCGACTAAATATTTTTCTATAAGAGAATCAAAATCGAAATAATATCAACATCGAAATAATATCAACATATATGAACTTATATAAATAGATTCATATATTGGAATATAATATTGCCACATGAGTTCTCCAAGTTTCAACGTTTTTTACAACGGTAACTTTGATGATAGCGAAGAGCAACAACTGTTAGAAAAAATACAAAATACTCATACCAGTGAAACCGAAAGCGATACAGAAGAGGACGATGTCCTGCCTTGGATAAATACACTCAATGAAAGTGAATTATCGGAAGTCGAATGTTCAATCCATGAATTGATTGGTGACTATATGCAAAATGAAATCGGGACGTTATCATCGCCCCAATTTCACGAACAGATGAAAACCGGCATCACAGAATTGCTATTTGAAAATTTAAAAGATGCCAATTTATGCAGTGAGGAACATTATGAGAACTTAGAAGAAATCGTGAGCGAAACATGCGATACATTCTTTGAAACCAATATCAATATTCCCCCACGTTCCTATAAAACCACCTTTGTAGTAGAACGACTGTCAAAGAAAAAACACAAAGAAATGGCGAAAAAAATTCTGCAACTCTCTTCCATCGAACAGCCTCAGCAACGAACGGAAGAATGGTATAAGTTCAGACATGGAATCATTACAGCGAGTAATATTTGGAAAGCAATAGGCAGCGAGTCACAAAAAAACAGTTTGATTTATGAAAAATGCAAACCTTATGTCCCAGATGAAAAACAATCAAACTATGTGAATGTGTCATCACCAATGCATTGGGGGAACAAATATGAACCGGTTACCATTATGGTGTATGAGAAGATGTACAGTACAAAGGTTTCCGATTTTGGATGCATTCAACATCCAAAATATTCATTTATAGGGGCATCGCCAGATGGAATCAATACCGACCCCCAGTCCGAAAGATTTGGAAGAATGGTGGAAGTGAAAAATATATTCAATCGTGATATTACTGGAATTCCAAAAGAGGAGTATTGGATTCAAATGCAAATACAAATGGAAACATGTGATTTGGATGAATGCGATTTTATTGAAACCCGCTTTAAAGAATATGAGACAGAAGAGGAATTCTATGAAAACAAATCCGACAATGAGCGTAATGGTGTTGTCTTGTATTTCGTGGAAAAAATAGTGGATTTAGCAAATGTATCGAATTCGCCGCATTATGAGTATATGCCCCTCGATATCACATTGGAGAAAGAATCCATCGATTTATGGATAAAAACCACTTGCGATGCAATGTCCGAAAAATATACATTGTATAAACCCATATATTGGTATTTAGATGAAATCTCGGTGGTTCTCGTAAAACGCAATCGTGAATGGTTTAAATCAAAATTAAATGATTTTCAGTCGATTTGGAATACAATCGAACGCGAACGTGTCGAAGGATATGAACATCGAATCGCGAGAAAGAGGCCGATAGTATTACATGAAAATGATACCACGAGTCAAACAATACGGAATTTACCCACACAAAACAATATTTGTTTGATAAAACTGGATGAAAATGGGGATTTGTTGTAATGTAAATAGTATGAATATAGTATATTTTCAATAGATTTAGATATATAATGGATGTTGACCATTGTTTATCATTTTACTTGTATATTACGTTCGATTATAGTAATAACTTTTTGATTTTTTTTGTGAGTTTTGTTACATTTTAGACCTTTAATGGTGTAAAATACCCATTATAAAATATTATATATATCTGTATATATGTATATATGATTTCATCATATAGATTAGGTGATTTAGTTTTATTAGATTTAAATGAAAGTGAAAAAAATGATATGCTAAAGGATCATCCACATTCGATTGGTAGTAAATACATTTTAGAAAAAAGAAAAAATAATTGTCGTAATAATATTGATTTAATTACAAAAATTATTATGGAAAATATAGAACAAAACTTGGATTTATTACCAAAAAATATTACAGAAAGCACATTAATACATTTAAGATTAGGAGATGTAATTGCAGGAAATGCATGTCACGAAAAAATAAAAAGGCCTTTAAAAATAAATTATATTAAATCATTACTTGCTGATGATATTAACCCAAAATATGTAATTGGAAAATGTTTTTTTGCTAAAACAAGTTCAAAAAATTATGAAGAATGTATTAACTTATCAAATGAATACTTACATAATGTAATAAATGAATTACAAGCAGAACATTTTAATTCTGGAAACGCTGATATAGATTTATATTGTGGTATAAAATCAAAAATATTTGTGCAAGGAAAAGGTTATTTTAGTAAATTAATTGTTGAAGTAAGAAAAAAATTAAATTTATATAGTATTGAAACATCAGTTCATGATTAAATGGACATTTATTCTATATGTTAAGTGTAGACCTTTTTCATTTACATTGAATTACAAATTTCAACCATTGATACAAAATATGCGTTCTTATAAATATAAATAAAATTATGGTGAAATGACATAAACAAATAGACATGTATATTGTAATATATGTCTATTCAACCCGAGCTCGAGTCATCATCTAGTATGGAAAACATTCGTTTCCCAGACAATGTAGAAATGAATGTCATAAAAAGAAATGGAAATATAGAAACCGTTTCTTTTGATAAAATTCTAAACAGAATCAAAAACATTGGCGTGGAAGTGGGAATCCATCTGAATTATACAAACCTCGCGATAAAAGTAATTGACCAATTGTATGACAAGATTCTAACTACCAAAATTGACGAGCTAAGTGCGGAACAATGCGCATCGATGGCATCGATTCATCCTGACTATAATGTGATTGCCGGGAGAATTATTATTTCGAATCACCATAAAAATACGACGGAGAAGTTCTCCGATGTAGTAGATACACTCTATTTT